ATCCAACGTGCCGCACTCACGGCATATCGCTCCAGGAGAGCAGGAGATACCAGTTCCGCACATCCACGCCGCTTGAGCCACGCCCACGCTTCTTCGTAGAGTTCACGTGCCGAAAGCGTGGAGCCGTCACGCTGCGTAGCCGATAAAAACTCCTTGGGAGGCGGCATATCCACGCCCTCCGGCTCTGTGGCGATTTGCTCAAAGTCCAAGACCTTCAGCTTGCGCTTGCCAGGATTGCCCTCGGTCACTTTCTCCGCCAAGGATTTTCTTGGTCTTCCTCCCGTGCCGGGCTGCGGTCCTCTAAGCCCCATACGTTTCCCCCCTTAAAACTTTTCAAAACTTTTTTGAGCATAAGTTTCAGCATTTACGCTGTTTTATCGAGCGGTTCAAATACTGTCGACCCCCGCTGTGCGTGGCTTCCCGCCGAGAATCGTGTCAGTAAAACTTATCTCTCTAACTGGCCTAAAAGTTATGCGAATTTTTCTGTACGCCCCCTCCCCGGTCCAGTAACGGCGCGGTTTTAGAGATTTGACTGCCCCCTGGGGGTCTAGCGGTCGCCACTGCCACGTTGGTGAATCCGCTCATGGCACGATACGCAGAGCGACATCAAATTGCTCTCATCATGTGTGCCTCCCTCAGAAATCGGTCGGATATGATGCACGAGTGTCGCAAGGACGTATCTCCCCTGTTCTTTGCATTGCTCGCAGAGCGGATGCCCTGCCAAGTGACGGTCACGAATCCTGCGCCATACGCTGCCATACCTCTCGTGCTGATCGTACCCACGCGTGAAGCGGTCATAATGCCGCTGCATCGTTTTCTCGTGCATCTCGCAGTAACAGCTTTTTCTGTCTGTGAGATTCGGGCAGCCCGTCATGCGGCAAGGTCGCTTCGGTTTTTTCGGCATCGCACACCTCCATTGCGGCATGAAAAAACCTCCGCCGGGATTGCTCCCATTGGAGGTCGAGCCTTTAAGCATACTTTTCATGACACCATTTTACCATGTCAACACCGGAACTCAAGAGAATTATAGTGAAGTCTTTTTACGTGATTTCATTTCCCTGCAAGAATCTTATCCACAGCAGTGAGTGCTTTGGAATGGAGAATATGCACCCAGCGGGAAGTATAGTGCATCTCGCCCGCAATTTCGTCCCACGACATAAAGCTGAGATACCGAAGCTCCAACAGCATGAGGGCATTCGCGTCCTGTACTTTGCTGATGGTCGCCATAACCTCACGTTTCAAGTCTACCAAACGGTCGATGTCATTGTTGATCTCATTCTCCAAGTCGACAATCTTGTCGATGGTATCCGCCAAGCGATGGACATTTCTCGTGCCGCTGACAGGCTCCGTTCCCATTGTGGATGTGGCTCTAGTGGCAAGATCACGCAAGGAGTCCACTTGACGGAGTTTGCTGTTGACCCGTTGGTCAATTCGGTACGCCTGACTGAGATATTCTTTCGCTGTCACACAAATTCCCCCTCTAGCTTTTCAAGCAGCCATTCTCCATCTATACTCGTCAACTGACCAAACCATGCGGAATGAAAGAACCGCTCCGTGTCGCTGCGCATCGCTGCCGCCTCGACATTCTCTGCCGCTTTGCGAAGAACCGTCCGCGCCCAGCGATAATCCTTTGTCGCCTGTTCGATGATTGCATTGGCAAGAACCTCACAGTTCATCATGGGAAGCCACCTCCAGATTCGCTTTGACGGCATCAATCAGAGCCGTCTGAGTCTTGTCCTTTCGTTCAAGTGCCTGCATAACATTCTCATCAATCGTCCCTGCCGTGATGATATGGTGGATAACCACAGTCCCCGTCTGTCCCTGCCGATAGAGACGCGCATTGGTCTGTTGGTAGAGTTCCAAACTCCACGTCAGACCAAACCAGATGAGCGTCGAACCGCCGAACTGAAGGTTGAGTCCATGTCCCGCACTCGCTGGATGAATCACGGCGATTGGGATTTTGCCCGTATTCCAGTCCGCAATATCTGCACTCGACCGAATCTCTCGAACAGGAATCCACGCCTTGATCCTCTCAAGATCATGCCGATACCAGTACGCAACGAGTACGGGCTTTCCATTCGCACTCTCGACAAGATCTTCGAGTGCATCCAGTTTGCGGTCATGCAGGTGGACGGATTTCCCGTCCTCCGTATAGACGGCTCCGTTTGCCATCTGGAGGAGTTTCCCGGAAAGTGCCGCCGCACTGACGGCATCAACCTCCGTACCACCAAGGGCAACCACCATGTCCCGCTTCATCCGGTCATAGAGTTCCCGCTCACGCTCATCCATAGCAACACATACGCTATTTGAGATGAGCTGCGGCATTTTGAGATAATCCTTGGAACGCATGGAGATGGTAATGTCCTCAATCCGGCGGTAGATTTCATCCTCCGCACCCTCGCGCGGCTTGTAGCTGAACACCATCTGTTGATTCCGTTTGTCGGGAAGGAAGAAGTCATTGCGGTAATGGGAGATGAATTTGCCGAGCCGTTTGCCCATATCCAGAAGGCGAAACTCAGCCCAGAGATCCATTAGCCCATTTGCCGACGGTGTTCCCGTCAGCCCCACAATTCGCTTGACCGAGGGACGCAGCTTCAGGAGAGAGCGGAATCTTTTTGCCTGATGAGATTTGAACGATGAGAGTTCATCTATGACGATCATATCAAAATCCAACACCGCGCCGCTCTCTTCGATCAGCCACTTTACATTTTCCCGATTGATAATATATACATCCGCACGCCGCATGAGTGCTGCCGTCCGTTCCCTCGGTGTTCCCATAACCATAGAGGCGCGGATGTTTCTCGTATGCTCCCACTTTATGATCTCCGACGGCCATGTATCCCGTGCTACGCGCAGCGGAGCGATAACGAGTACCTTGCCGATCTCAAAGAAGTCATGCAGCAGTTCCTCGATTGCCGTAAGAGTAACGACGGTCTTGCCAAGCCCACAATCCAAGAAAACTGCGGCTTCCTTGTGATGAAGGATAAAGTCCTTGGCGTATGTCTGGTAGAAATGCGGTTTATAGCGCATTGATAATTCCTCCGATTTCTTCTTTTCCATCGACCACATAGACTTTGAATCCGAGCGCACGCAGCTGCTCGATACGCCGCACCTGCAAGGGGTGCGGCTTCCTGCCCGGTGCCTTAAGTTCCATAAAGCACATCTTGCCGCCCGGCATGAGCACAAGTCGATCCGGTACACCTGCACATCCCGGAGATATGAACTTCAATGCAAGCCCGCCGTGCGATTTTATGTATAACCTAGTGAATTTCTCCAAATCTGATTCACGCATTGAGATTCCTCGCTTTTCCAATTTCGTGTGATAGTGGTGTGTGTCACCGCCTATACTATATATATAATATATATTTATATATCCTATCCTCTTCACTCTTTTCTCTTTCCCTCTATATAAAGGGTATAAGAAGTATCACTTCTGTCACCAAAGGCCTATGTCCCCAGAAATAACAGGGGCGGAGTACGGTGACACCCTTGTGGGGTTTTACTCACCGAACTGCCACAACCTGCACCTTAATCTTTCAAGAAATCATCTTCGGGTGAACTCCAGAAGCCTGTATATTCCTGAAGTGCTTCCGGGGTCAGCAGGAGATCCCGATAGACATTTCCATAACTTCGCCGTATGGTCATTGAGCTGAAATCGGTCTTGTAATACCGAGCCAGTGTGGTTCTGAACTCCCGTGCGGTCTTTGCAAAGCCGTTGTTGTTGTCCCTGCACCATGCCTGATAGATGCGGTAGACCTTGCCCGTTGTGACCTCGCCGCACTTTGCTCCCTCGGGGCGTTTCATCATGCACTCTGCATGGAAGGCAAGTACGGAGTTGTTCTCGACCATATATTCCTCTCTTGCCGACAGAACCGACTGCGGCTCCGTGAATCGGTAGCCGTTTTGGATGACCGCACGCAGCGCGTGGATGGCTTTGCGGACGATCCCGTCACGCTCGGCATAGAGTTTTTCTCCGAGAAGCCTGTCTTGCTTTTCAAGCGGAATGGCATTCTTGCAGTGTACCTGCATGATACGGTCATGCACCCACTGCCCGTCATCGCCCCCAAACCTCGGCAACTGATTCATGCAGAACCAGAACAGCCCGTTGAAGGTGAACTCAAATCCGTTCTGTCCCTTGAATTCCGCGAAGATGCTGTCCCCGCCCGTGCATTTCTTGAAGGTCTTGAGTTCATCCACGGTGATGAAACTCATGTCTGAGCTGCCCGCAAGCCGCATTCCGTAGATCAGCCCTGTGCCGAATCGCGCCTCAATCTCACGAAGATCAATGCCGACATAGTTCCCCCTGCCAAGCAGCTGCTCCACCAGACATTTGAGACGGGATTTTCCCGTGTCCCCCGCACCGTACATAAAGAGAGCTTTTTTCATACGCCATCCTTTGACGTTGGACAGACACGCACCGATGAACTCAAGCAACAGTCGCTCAATCTCGGTGTCGCCATCTGTGAGTGTCTGCATGAATGCATCGAACACAGGTGTCGCAATCTCTTCACACGCCCACTCGCACGGAATCTGTATGGTGGATAACAGGTCGGAAGCATGTTCGGTCAGTTCCATCGTGGAGAGATGGAGAATCCCGTTCTGGAAGTTGATGATGTCCTCATCTGCATTGAGGTCGGAGTCCTTGATGTAGTTCAGATCCGTTGTGAGGATGCGAAATGTCTCATCCACCTTTCGCATCTCAATCATCTCCGAATCGTAGGATGCAATGCAGTTCTTGATGAGACCTTTCAGCATATCGTCCGCATAGAGACGGTACACTCCGCCCTCGTAAACATACCGCAGGACACCATGCCGCGCACTGTCGCGGACAAAGATGTAGTGCAGGTTCTGCCGAATGTAATCTGCAAGTGCCGGACAGCTGATGACAGGATTTCCCTTTGCATTGAAGTGAATGAAATCCGGATGCTCCATCGCCGCTGCATGGAACACCCCATGACACGCTTCTACGCCCGTGCGAATGGTCGCTGCCTTGTAATCCGCACGCTCCCATTTCTTGCGGTAGAGTGCGGACTTACGAAAGACGGCATCAATCATCTCCGCATCGTCCCCCGTTCGAAAGGCAATCAGGGCGCAAAGCGCGGCATCCGCTTCCGATGCGCTGCCGTACTCAGAAATGTCGCCGCGATCAAAGAGACGCTGAAACTTCCCGCCGTTCTTTGCCTTCCGCAGGGCACATACAATGTCGAACACAGCGCGGTCGCCATCTTCCTTCGGACGATAGTTCACGGGCTGTTTGCGCAGCATATCCTTCTGCAATGTGGTCAACACGGCTTCTGTCCCGTCGGCAAACGGTACGTCGTGCAACACATCTCCCGTGAAGACGGCAAATCGATTGGTCAGTCCGCCGACGTAGAGTTCCATTTTGTTGTGCGGATTTTTGACATAAAATTTCGGGTCGAGCTTCTCCTTGCCGTCTGCGTCCTTCTTTTTCGGAATACGATCATAGTCGCAGCAACCGTAAAGATGAATGCCATTGCCGCTGACAGATTTCTCGGCATAAGTGTCATGTCTGCGAATCTGCAGCTGCGCCAGTGCATCGGCTTCGTCTCTGTGGTCGATGTCCAAGAAATACATTCCCTTCGGAATGATGAAGCCGACACCGCCGAACGACTTCTCCTCTGCTGCCTTCTGCGCTTCCTCAAACGTCACCCAACTCGCACGAAACGCATGATTCACGCCGGTAATACCGCCGTCTGCACCACAGGGCTTCTTCGTGGACTTTCCATCCTTTTGGACATACTTCCAACAGACCCAGATTTTCTCTTCCTTGAGTTCGTCGACGGTCATCCCCATACGACCTCCTCGCATTTCGTGTTGAAATACCGTATCGGGATGCAAAGAGAACGCGCCTTGGCGATCTCTGCCTCCATCCCTTCGGTGATTTCCGTGCCGAATGCCCAGAGTTCCATGCACTTGCGCAGAAGAATAAAATTCATGCGAATCGCAAGAGCACGATCCTGCTCCTCGGACATGAACTGCGGGAACAGCAGATGAGGTGCCAGAGGAATGCACCTACGCCGAACGGCGAAGCGGCAATACTCTCGCGCCCGCATGATATTGACGCGCGGATTGTTGCGATATGCCGAACAGATGTAGATGATCGGAAAAGATGCATTCATCTCCCTCTCGAGAGTCCTCATCGCTGCTCCTGCCGTTGGGTCCGGGTAGTGTGATTCATTGAAATGCTTCATGATACTACGCTCCCTGCCTACTTAGACGTTTGCTCAAAACTGAGCGAACGTCCGTACAAACTGCTCAATGCGTCCACGAAACATTACCTCCTGAAAACCTCCTGCAGCACATCCACATGATAGGTATTCACCATGCCGTACTTGGCATCGTACTCCTTGCCGATGTGATAGCCCTGCTTTCTGGACATTGCCGACGCTCTGCGCCCAAGCCCGGCGGCAACATCACGACTCACGCCACGGATTCCCATAAGGTTTGCATAGCCGATGATGGTGTAGTGGTGCTGGTCGATGGTCATCTGCTTGGATTCCACATCGAGAAGCCGCTTGTCAACCTTGTCAATGCGGGCATTGGCGGCTTTAATCGCCTTTGCCTGCTCCACCAGACGCTGCGCGCTGTACAGAAGAAATTCCTCGGGCGTCATGTTCCTCATGGGGTTGAAATAGCTCTCTTCCAGCTCCTCAAAGACATCCCATGCACGATTCGTTCCGAGCATCTTGCAATGGCGCGCCGCACCTCGTTTCGTCCAGAGATAAATTGTGGATGCAAACTTGCTCACAGGCAGGTCGAAATTTTCGACTTGCCTCTTGAATCCCTTGAGATCAGCACCTTCGAGCCGGAAGTAATGTTTTCCCTCCGCAAACCGATCTTTGTTGTTGTTGAAATTCTGTTTGATGTGTTGGACATCACAGCCATACGCCTCGGCAAGCTGTTCCGTGGTCATGACTCGGATGCCGCTGTGTTCCAAAATCTGCAAATCTTTCATGGCAAATTCCTCCAATACGCTGTAAATACTCCGATGACGGGGAAAAGTCGTCCCCTTCTCAAAAGACAGCGGACAGAAAGAGGCATATTGGTCACCCGTTGCAGGAAAATTTATTTGTTCAATCGAATATTTCTAAAGCAAAGGAGGATAAGGCAGATAGTACGATCTATCGTCAAGGATGCAATGTTTCTCGGGCAGCCATCCGAGGAGGCCGTGAAATCCGACCTCCCGATTGCCAACGACCTGCTCGATACGCTCAAAGCACATGTCGGACACTGCGTCGGACTTGCCGCCAACATGATTGGCGAAAAGAAGCGCATCATTGCCGTATGCGTGGGTAAATCTCATCTCGTCATGCTGAATCCGGAGATTGTAAAAGCATCCTCCGAGCAATACGAGGCAGAGGAAGGATGTCTCTCCCTACCCGGACAGAGAAAAACAATGCGGCATGAATGGGTCGAAGTCACATACCGCGACATAAAATTTCGCAAACAGCAAAACAAGTTCTCCGGCTTTACGGCACAGATTATTCAACATGAGATAGATCACTGCAACGGGGTCTTGATATGAAAACCTCGGACTGCGTTCATGTGCATCCCGAGGTTTTTAAGGGTCATTCATATTTTATTGACTTTCTTGCTTGTTTATTTATATAATACAAGCAAGAAAGTT